AAGTCCCCTCTTGAGATCGAAATAGCGAATAAAATAAAATATGTCTAACATGCTGAATTACGTTTTTGACATACCACATATAACTAGGTCAGCAACAGATCGATCAAAAGTATATGTGGAATATTCGGCTTATAATGGCTACTGGGGAACGCCTATATGCAGATACAAGGGAGCAGAGTTTCCTTGCTCTTCATTCTCAGTATCTGACAAAACATCCTTTAGATTAAGAAGCTTTATAGATAAGAGACAGCTCCCAAGATCTTGGGGAAAACCCTTTCTCCAAGTTAAGGGGAAATCACCTTCTTTCTTTGACACAACAATTGAGAAGATATCTCACCTCAATCTTGAGCGCCAATTGAAATGGTCAGAACCAAATATAAAGGAAGCTTTGAGTTGGCCTCTTGGTGTTCCAACACTAGCCTTCTTTAAATTGTCTCAAATTGAAAGCTATGAGTTTAACTGGGAAGAAAAATGCTTTCTGATGACATTGATTATGAGAAGTGGTGATGGTGTCCAAATAGATGACTCTTTAGTTAATTTATACAAGAAGTTAATTAGGGAACTGGGAGAACGTGATATACCATGTTTAAATTTCACTGGTCAGAATATTGAGAAAGAGATTGCATATGTTCAGGTATTGCGAATGCTCACTGCTTTGCCATATGATTACTATGAATCGGACTTTCACTCTTCATTGTATGATTATGTAAAAGAACTATCTGAAGTCATCACTCCACAGCTGCTAGGGAATAGAAAATGGGTCCCATTGCACACAATGAGCCCCAGATACACTAGGATAGCTGACTCATGGGATTCAGATCTAGACTCTGAAGAAGAAATGGAGATAGACGGACCTGCTGCCAGGTGGGGTGAGGGGTTTTAGGGTGAGTTGATTAGGGTTGATTGGTGGGATTTTATTTTACTTTAATTGATTGATTTTGATTTTGTTTATTTCTATTTAATTTGAAATGTAATTAATTAAATCAAGTAAATTTTAGATTAATTTTAAATTTCCTGTTGATCAATATGCAATTATGCCAATTAATGTAAATTACTGAGGCAGATTATTTCATACCTCTGAAAACTTTAGCAGCAGCCTTCACAGGACTTGATGGCTGCATGTTTTCATCCAGAATTCCGAGGTTTCGGAGGAAAGACTTTCTCTGCTCACCACTAATAAATGAGCTGTTGATGGCGGCATTCATGGGCCTATCAAAGGTGCTGGCAACTTCAGAAACACTCAATCCACGATTCCTTGGGTTGATAGTCCTAGAGAACTGCACCATGAAGAGACTGAAAGCATCACAGATGGTTGACAGTACATCTGGAGGCAGCTTTGGATCTATCAGCCCGGCAAAACTAGGGTGCATCATGGCCCTTGGATAATTTTTTGAAAGATCATCCATGTTCTTTCCGGTCACTGGAAGAAATTCTTCTACATATTCAGTTGCCTGGCAGGTGTAGCCAGCCAAAGCAGCTGTGATCCTGGAGAGAGTCAAATCATCTCTAGATGGATTCCCTTCTTTGAGAGAGTATCTCTTCACAAGGGTTTGGACAATCTTCTTACCCTTTTCAGACATCTTGACCATCATTTTTGAGGGCTTGTTACCTCTAGTAAGGCACAAGATAATCATCTGCTTGGCATCATCAACCCAATCATCTCCACCTCTTTCTACAAGCAATTCCATCACCCTTTTTGCATCAAATCCTTGATACGCAAAGGCTTGGACCCATGCCTTGATGGTCTCGGCATCAATCTCATGACCAGCAATATCAATAGCAAGCTTTTCGTAAGACATCTTTTATTAGATATTCACCTATGTGTTT